TTATAATCCGACTTACAATGTAAAAGGAGAGCCAAAATGAAGCATAAATGTATTAAGACAGCAGTATTAATCACAGGGATTACAGCAATTACAATGTTTAGTGGTTGTTCTTCCTGTAGCAGATCATTAAAATCACTGTCCAGTGATATTGACGGTGGTTTGAACCGTACCGTAACTGTTTACGATTACAACGGCGGTAAAATCAAGTCCTGGTCTGGGAAGTTCGATGTTTCCGAATCCGAAAATGAAGTTTACTTTGATGATTCGGACGGAAAGAGAGTTATTATCCATGGCGGTATTGTAGTGAATGAGGAAAACTAGGAGGGATAATAGTTATGAATGAAATTTTAAAGAAAGCAAAAGAACGGGTTGAACTTTTAGAGAAGCAGGAGAAAAGTGGGAAAATCAAATTATCAGAGTTGAACCCTGGTGATGTATTCCAAACTACAGGTAAAAGAAAATACAAAGTGTTGGAACAGTATGAAAATACCACCAAGATAGTTTCTTTTGACCTTGTAAAAGAAAATGTAAAATTCGGGGATAATGCAGATTATTTAGAGTCTGAATTAAAAGAACTTTGTGACACGGAAATTTTAGCGAATTTTGAAGAGGAATTTGGTGCGGAGAATATTGAAACACATGAAGCAGATCTTATTACGGTCGACGGTCAGAATACAGGCGTTTCGGTGAAATGTAAAATCAGACCTCTTACATTTGATGAAGCAAGAAAATATACGGAATTAACTCCGAACAAAAAACTTAATGACTGGTATTGGACATGTACATCTTGGTCAACAAAAGAACGCGGATGGAGTAGCGTTGCCGTTGTTTCCTCCTCGGGTAACGTCGGCAGCGGTCTCTGCGACATTGGCTACGGTGTTCGCCCAGTTTGTATCTTAAAATCTAATCTCTTTGTATCTAAAGTGGAGGAATAAAAATGAAAAAAGATTTGAAATATTTTGAGACAGAAATAAAAAGAATTACAGAGGAATTCGAGGATTACAAAAAGAAACACATGGGCACTCCGAAACCCGGGAAAGTGGTTGAAATTTCCGGTATGGAATGGATAATACTGGACAAGCTTCCGGATGGATATTTTGCAATTTTAAATAGTTTTTATGGTAAAACAAGAATGTTTGATTCAGATTCCAGCAATTGGAAAGAAAGTTCTTTAAGAGAAGAATTAAACACATCATTTTTAGAAAAAATTAATACGCCTTTCGATGGAAATGCAGTTGTTGAATTTGACCGTAACCTGTTGGCATTGGACGGGCAGACTGAATATGGAACTTGTAGAGATAAGATTTCACTTTTAACCGTGGATGAATACAGAAAATACAGGAAATATTTGCCAAATATGGATAAATGGTGGTGGCTTATTACACCATGGAGTACACCTTACAATGATTATTTTAAGAGCGGAGTCGTTGTTTCCTCCTCGGGTTGCGTCTACAACTATTGCTGCTGCAATGGCCTCGGTGTTCGCCCAGTTTGTATCTTTTCCTCTTCAATCTTTGAATCAGACGAGGATTAATAATGGCAAATGAAGATTTACAGGTGATAATAAAAGCCAAGCAGTTAGCAAAGCACACGCTTATAGTAACCAGTAACGCGAGGAGATATCCTAAGAAATTCAGATTTTCTTTAGTTGATAAAATGCAGAACAAATCGCTCGAAATACACGCTAAGCTCTTTGAAGCCAATCGAACAGATTTGAAAGATTATAAGAGAGAAAGGCTAGAATTACAGACAAAAGCAATTACATATTGTGATGAACTTCTCTTTTATATAGAGCTTTCATACGAGCTTAATATCATTAATTCGGGAAGTATGGAGACATGGTCGAAAATGGTTACAGATATTAAGCATATGGCGATTGCTTGGAGAACAAAAGACAGAAACAGATGATTTTTATAGGTTATGCGTTGTAGAGCCGTTGTTTCCTCCTCGGGTAACGTCAACAACAATAACTGCAACAATGACAACGGTGTTCGCCCAACCTGTATCACAGGCAGACAGAGTAAGCAGAAAGCTGAAATCCGAATAGATACAAGCAAATGCATAACCTTTCCGCAATGGATAAATATAAAGGAACAAAATAAATGGATAAAGAAATTGTGGCAAATTTTGAAAACTTGTATTCATCTTACAAACGAGTTAAGGCAGATAAGAAATTCAATTCCGGCACTGCCAGGTTTTCTATTATGGCGTTGGAAGGAATCCAAACATTGAAGGAACAATTGGAAAATCAAACGTATTCCATAGCACCGTATAATAAATTCAAAATATATGAGCCGAAAGAACGCATCATAGAATCGTGTTCTTTCAAAGACAAGACGGTACAGAGATGCTTTTCAGACTACATTCTTACGCCGAAATTAAATAATATTTTTATAAAATGGAACACAGCAGGACAAATCGGAAAAGGTCATTATATGGCAATGGATGGTCTGCGAGATCATATGTTGGAATTTTACAGTAAAAATGGTTTAAATGGCTGGATTGTAAAATGCGATATTCGTAAATATTTTTACAGCATAGATCATGAAATCATGAAAGACGTGGTGGATTACTATTTTGATGATGAATTTACAGTATGGTTAAATCATCTATTTATTGACAGCGCCGAAAATCCAGGACTTCCACTTGGAAATCAAGTTAATCAGAAATACGCTTTACTGTTACTGCATTCGTTGGATCAAATGATAACAATTGAATACGGAATACAGCATTACGGAAGGTATAATGATGATTTCTATGTGATTTGTAAAAGTAAAGAAGAAGCCAGAGAAATACTTGAAGCTATCCGGATTATGACCGAAAGCCTTAAAATAAAATTGAATACTAAATCACAGATTGTGCCATTTAGAATGGGATTGTGCTATCTTGGCTTTCACCATTATGTAACCTCCGATGGGAAATATATTAGAAAACTTCGAGGAGATAAAAAAAGAAAAACACACAGGAAGATTCGAAATTGGATTAGAGCTGTGAATAATGGCGAAATGACAGAAGAAAAATTTCAAGAAAAATATAATGCGTGTAAAAACAATATGCTGCATGGGAATTGTATTAAATTATGCCACAGCATGGATTTGGATGTTAAGAAAAGAATGAAAAGAGGTGATGAAAAATGTTCATGCGAGTAGTAAACACAGGGAGTACCCACGGAAACTGCTATGTTTTGAAATCCAACAGCGGAGAAATGCTTCTTCTGGACTGCGGATGCAGATACAAAGATATTTTAAAAGCTATTGATTACAGAATAAGTGATGTTTCGGGCGTGCTTCTTACCCATGAACACGGTGATCACCGTGAATCATTTAAAAATCTGATGAATTTAGGCATTCAGATTTACACCAATGATGAAACTGTAGAGCATCTGCAAATCATCACTGGTGAGCTAATGAAAGGAGTTCCAGAGAAAAGACCGTTCCGGGTTGGCTCGTTCACTGTAATACCGTTCTATTTACCGCATACTACAAGGGATAAGGACACAGGGCAACTTATTCCATGTTTCAATTATGGGTACATCGTGGAACATGAAGAAATGGGAAAGTTGTTGTACATGACTGACTTTGAATACTGCAAGTACAACTTCAAGGCAATGCGATTGAACCACTTAGTTATTGAATGTAACTATTGTGGAGAATTAGTTGACAAAACAGCTGAAAATTACACGCACAGGCTTAAAGGGCATTGTTCCCTAGATACTTGCAAAAGCTTAGTAAATACGAATCATACGGCAGCATTACGGACGGTAACATTGGTGCATTTGAGTGATGAAGCAGCTGACCCGGAACAGATTTTGAAAGAGATAAAAGAAGCAGTTGTTTGGGATGATGCACTCGTCCAGATTGCAACGCCTAGACTGGAAATTAAATTGGATTTATGTCCGTTCTGAAAGGAGAAATAGATGGCAACAATTGGTTTGAAAGATTGGAAAGAAGTAACAAAAGGAATTTATGTAAATCCAATTTCTGAAAATGCAGCTTATGAAATTCATATTAAATACTGGGACATGAAAACAGATATTCTTTCTGCAAATGCCGAACTTTATATAGTGAGAGATTGGCATGAAAAAGACGGAAGAAACATCAGAGAAAGAGAAATACTGCTTGATTATGCATCTGTTATGGATTGTATTTGGAAAGCAGTTGAAGATGATAAGGAAAACAATTCGACTGAATGATTGAAAGGAGAATGATTATTAATGAAAATCTTCTTAAAAACACTTGACAAACTGAAAAAGTCAGAACCTTCCGAACAGGAATGTAAGTACGATAAAGGATGGAATGATGCAATCAAGAAAGTTGAAGAACTGATTTGTTCCTACAGCTCTACGGATATGTGGATTCCAACAGATTTAAAGTTACCGCCGGAACCAAACAAGGAAGAAAACCCGGGAGATTGGGAAGAATATACAGTTACAATTAGGGAGCTATTTCCCCAACAAGTCTTACTTATTTAGGAGACGGCGAATGGGGAAGTGTAGAAGCATATGGCTTTGCGTATTACCCAGTCATTGCATGGCAACCAATGCCACCAGCTTACAAACCAGGGAGGTAACACCATTGGAAATTACAATCGGGATTTGTGCAGAGGAAATCAAAGAAATCCTTGTTGAGCACATCAAGACAAAAGGATTCAGCGTAACAGAAGATGATATTTCCTTTGTTATCGGGAAAGAAGAAATCGTAACAGGGAATGCAAAGAAAATTAAACACGCACTTATCAGGTGCGACATTCAGATTGAGAGGTGATAAATTGTGAATATTGTTATTCTTTCTGGAAGATTAACTGCCGATCCAGATATCAGAATGGGAACGAATGACACCAAAATCGCAAGATATATTTTGGCTGTCGAGAGAAGAGTGAAAAAGAATACAGAAAGAAAATCTGACTTTATCACTTGCGTATGCCTTGGGAAAAATGCAGAATTCGCAGAAAAATATCTTAAAAAAGGCACGAAAGTAAATGTGCGTGGAGAATGGCAGACTGGAAATTATACTAACAAAAATGGCGAAAAAGTTTACTCAAATGATTGCCTTGTTGCAGAACATGAATTTGCAGAAAGAAAGAGCCAGTCACCACAAACACAGGAAACAGACACACGACCAGTACCGCCACCAGAACCTAGTTTCATGGATGTGCCAGATTTAGGCGGTATGGAAGATGAATTTCCGTTTAGTTAGGGAGGAGTGATAAATAAATGGAACCAGTTTTAGAAACTAAATTCGAGTATAAAGGTTACCAATGTGTAGTCCTGTTCATGCCCGGAGCATACAGATGCGGATACGTTGGAATACCTAACAGCCATAAGCTGGCAAAGAAAAGTGTTGATGATTTAGGTTATCTTTACTGCCATGGTGGAGTTACTTATTCAGAACCATTTCTACACGATTGTGACGATGATGATACATGGTGGATTGGATTTGACTGTGCTCATTGTTTCG